AGATTTAATTGATTCAGCTTCATCTGGATACTCATGGATAGCATAATCCTTGATAAGGAATTCCAGAGCTTTTCGATATCCAAGACCTGCAATTTCATCGAGACCAGAAGATTCGGCGGCAAGAGCTTGATTATATATTTTATCAAATTGAGGTGACAGCTCAGATATCTTATTATCGAAATCCTGTTTGACAAAACGATTTGGTTCAGAACCAATATAGTTAATTTCGCATGAGTTGCCACTTCCATCAGCAGATACTTCATAAGTACTTATAAATGGAGCATGGCATCCAGTGCAGTAATTCAAAACACATGCGTGTTGGACACAATATCCGACATCATAAGCAAAAGCATATAAAGGGAATGGTGAGATATTTGCTTTGCAAACGGGACAAACATTTGTAGGCTTATATGCTAAAGAAGAGATGTATTTGGACGAAAATTTATTACTTTCAATTTTAATATTGGACATATTAATCATTCCTTTCGTAATGTGATAGGAAAATTATACCAAAGAAATAATTGAGAGACAAGATAGGAGGTGATAAGCGTGAGCGAAATCATACAAGCACCGGAAATCGCAAAAATAGTAGGGTGCGACAAAAATAAAGTTCGTTACAATATGAAAAATGGTTTTTGGGAATTTGGTCGAGTTATTAAAACCGGACCGAAGAAGCACAGATACGAAGCTACAATAACCGAAGTGGCAAGATATATCGAGATTAGCAGAGAAGAGGCAATTCGTAGGCTTGAAGGGAGGTGAGAAAGAACTGTAACATACAAAGAGTATCTAAGATACAAACGCAATAAAAATAGAGCAAAGAAAAGGAGAAGGAAAGATGGAAGAAATTAGAACAGAGGAGCAGATGAAGGAGATTCAGGAGGCGATTACATATTATCATGAATTGCTTGAGCGTAATGAGATGTTAGAGAAGAGAAATCAAACAATGTTGAAAAAGATACGACAGGAAAAGAGGGACAAGCTCAAAGCCGAGTTATGCTGCAAGATATATGCAATCATAGCAGTTGTGGCTACGATATTTGGATTTGGAATGGCGGTTGGAAGATGCCTTGCATTTTTAACTACAATGGGATTCTAAAAAAGTGCCCAAGGTTTGCAGACCTTTTTCGGGCACAAGTTTAAAAACACAGTTAAATTGTAAAACAGAAGAGAGGGAAAGTCAAATGAAAAAATTTGAGTTAACAAGTGAGTTTATCACTAATATTTTCGGGACAAAATTATTTCGTATTAAAGCATTAATCGAGTTTGGAAACGTTAAAGCGGGTGAGCTTGGCGGTTTCGTGGAAAAAGAAGAAAATCTAAGTCAGGATGGTAATGCTTGGGTGTACGATAGTGCTCGTGTGTACGATAATGCTCGTGTGTGCGGTGATGCTCGTGTGTACGGTAATGCTTGTGTGTGCGGTGATGCTTGTGTGTGCGGTAATGCTTGTGTGTACGATAATGCTCGTGTGTGCGGTGATGCTCGTGTGTACGATAATGCTTGTGTGTGCGGTAATGCTCGTGTGTGCGATAATGCTCGTGTGTGCGATAATGCTTGTGTGTGCGGTAATGCTCGTGTGTACGGTGATGCTGGCTACGCCACGGTGCATGGTTTTGGCTCCGAATATCGTACAACTACATTTTTTAAAACAAAAGCAGGAGATATTGGTGTGAAATGCGGATGTTTTTATGGAAATTTATCAGAATTCCGAAAAAAGGTAGTAGAGACACATGGGGAAACGAAAAAGGCAAAGGAATACTTGATGCTTGCTGATCTGATGGAATTTAGATTTTCGGATAACTCATAAATAGAAGAGAGGAAAAGTCAATGGAACAATTAGAAGGAACGGTAACAATGCCGTTGATTACATATCAAAAAATGAGAAATGATACGAGTCAGATTTTCAATTCGCACGGAACTGACCATGATTCTGAGGATAAGAAGAAAGGGATTTGGCTCTATTTGAATCAAGAAAAACTCTTTGACCTTGCGTGGGAAGAGATGATCAGACGTGGTATTGATGTATCAAAGTACGACAAGGAGAAAGCAACGTACGAGCATGGATTTGTCAAGTTCGGGTTTAAAGAGAGTCAGGTAGATATAAATGTATAAATATGTGTGCCGAAGCTGTGGAGCAAATTTAGACCCGGGCGAAAAGTGTGACTGCATAGCAAAACGTAAAGAAACAGAGGAACAATACGAACAATTGCTTAAGCAGGAAAAAGACGGGCAATTTGCATTAAAGGAGTTGATTGCATGTACATAGGAATTGCAGGACAAGAGAAAGGGACATGCGTAAATGATTGCGACGCTTATCAATACGCATTAGAGCAGATGCAATGGGATGAGGAATTACAAAAAGAGTTTGTTGAGTGGTTTTACTCAGGAAACTATGTACACGAGGAGGAAGAAAATTAAGTTTTGTAAGTAACAGGAGGTAAAGATATGAATGAAATAATGGTGCATGATGGTACAGGTATGCAGGTCAGAACATCTCAGACAGAGATGATGATGAGCAGGCAGGCACAAGAAGTACAGGGGGCTATTGTAATGGCCAAAAAATTTCCGAGAGACGAAGTGGAAAGTTTTAACCGTATTGTAAGAGCCTGCCAGAGAAAGGGACTCGCAGAAAATGCAATGTATGAATATCCTCGAGGAGGAGCAAAGGTTGTAGGTCCATCAATTCGATTAGCAGAAGCAATGGCACAAAATTGGGGAAATATTGATTTTGGCATTATTGAATTGGAGCAAAAAAATGGGGAAAGTCAAGTTATGGCTTATGCATGGGATTTAGAAACAAACACAAGACAGACAAAGGTATTTACAGTTCCTCATATCAGATCAACAAAAAAAGGAAACGTTCCACTTACGGATCCGAGAGATATTTATGAAATGGTTGCAAATCAAGGAGCAAGACGAGTAAGAGCGTGCATACTTGGTGTAATTCCAGGAGATGTCCAAGATGCAGCAATAGATCAATGCAATAAAACAATGTCGGAGGGAGAAAAAAAACCGGTAATTGATTTGGTAAGAGATATGGCTGCCATTTTCGAAAGAGAGTTTAGTGTGCCGATAGAGGCAATAGAAAAGTATATTGGCTGCAAATCGGAAGCGTTCAGCATGAACGATCTTGTACGCTTAAAGAGAGTATACAAATCACTACATGATGGCATGGCAAAGAGAGAAGATTATTTCGATCTTCCACGGTTGAAAGGCGAAGGCGTAACGGATCCATTTAAGGAAACAGAAGGGGATGCTGAAACGGATGAATCTCGATCAAAATAATTATTATTCGGAAGATGCGAATGCAAAGTATTTTTCCGTATCCCAGTATAAAGACTTTACAAAATGTGAAGCAATGGCAATGGCGAAAATTTCCGGTGCGTATAAGCCGGAAATGACGCGAGCAATGCTGATTGGTTCTTTTGTGGATTCTTACTTTGAGGGAACCTTGGATCAGTTTATTAAAGAGCATCCGGCAGTG